GGCACTGCGCCATTCTTCATCAGCAGCGCACTGTAGTCAGCAATCTCATTGTCTGTGTACACCTCACGCAGCACACTGGCCACCGGGCTAAGTCCCATCCGCGTGTTCATCGGGTCAATGCCATCGCGGAAGTGGATCACATCTTCCTGTTCGAAGTGCTGCGTAGCGCCCTCGACCTTGTACTCATAGCCGGTGATGAACTCGTTGCCGCTGGCCGGCCAGGTAGGGCGCATCATATGCGGTGGCACATACCAGAGTTCACTGATCTTGCTGCCACCATTCCGAATCTTCAAGATGTACGGATTGCCGCTCACGATCCACGAATATGCGAATGCTTTGAGAAGCGTTGTGCCTGAATAGTAGAGATTGGGTCTGCGCCAGAGCTTGGCTGCGGGATGGCCTGGAATGATCTGCTCCATCCCATCCTCATCGAGCTCAACGACATTGAGCGGTGCTTCCGGCAGAACCCTGCCCAGCCAATTGACTGCTGCCATCACAAGCGATGCATTGCCGATCTCACCGGCTTCTACTGTGTAATCAACCTTGTTGTAGCCATAGCCATGCCAGGCATCTGAGAGCACATTCCAGACTGGGAATTGATAGCCACCGCCTGATGTGCCACCACCCGAGCCAGGGAACTTGAGCGCATCTTTGAGGCTGGCAAGTGCCTGCACAGATCGCCTGATTAGACTGGTTTCCTTGTTGCTCATCCTGATACGACCCAGTTGCGCACGCCTACGACTGCACGCCACGCAAGTGCGCGCGCGATAACCGTGTCATCGTGAAGGCCAGTTGGTGCCTGATAGCTCACGCGCTGCGTGTTGCCTGCAACTTTAGACTCGAATGCGTGGAGTTCAGCCGTTGCTGCCGGCACATCCAGCCACCTGCACTCCGCGCGCTCGAAGGCCAATGCAAGCGATTGGATCAGAGGTGGCTTGGATGCGGCCGTAGTCGTGAAGGCAAACACTGGGAGCCCATCACGCTGCAAGGCCTCGATGTTGGGTGAACCTATCGAGTTCTCTTCAGCTTCGATGTGACCCACGCCCCATCGCCGTGCGAGCGCATCCAGTCGCCCACGCTGAAATGCCCATCCAATCTTGTTGAACCGATCGAGGGCAACCTCTTCACGACACGCGCTGCATAGCACGCTCAAGGCCGTAGAATCGTTTTTTTGCCCCCAGTCAACTCCCATTACCATCCTGTGCCCTTGATGCTCTGCAGGCTGCGCATTCTTCGGTGCAGTCAAATTCGCCACAATGTTTCGAAAAACTGATCCCTCGCCCTCGAGGAACTCAGCCATGATCTCCTGGCGATACGCTTCGTCTGACAGATCGCTTGTGATGTCATCAAGTGCCGCTCTGCTCAGATGCGGATTATCGAAGCTCGTGAAGTGCCATGCCTGCCATCGCCCTGTCGTGTCTCCCTGCGCCTTCTGATAGAGATTGTGAAACCAGTTGCGTCTACGCGGCGTTGAGATAAACCAGGCATCGCCATTGTTGTCGAGGAGCATTGGCGCGCCTACCTTGTCCCACGCATCGGGTGCGAGCAACGCACACTCATCAAGCACAAGGAAGTCTGCGTGATCGCCTCTCAGCGTGTCGGCATCGCTTGCAGTCTTCACCTTGATGCGCCCGCCATTGTGTGGAAACAACATGATCCTTCTCTGCTCATTCTTCTCCACTACGCCAAATTCGGTGAGCTCATAGAGCCATTCCTTCACCTTGTCCCAGAACGCATCAGCCTGATCCTGCGTAGTCGATGCGAGCAGCACGCGCCGGCCCTCGAGCATCTTCGTCACAGACACTCGTGCAGCAAGCGTAGTCTTTCCCGCTCGCCTTCCCGCATTAACAACCATACGCTTCGCCGTCGATTTCGCTATCAACGACTGCTTCTGGTGGAGCTGCGGTAAGCGCACGGTCAGTTGTTTGGCTGTCGCTATCATTGACAATCCTGATGAGCACACCGCCAGTGTGCTCGTGATATTCCTTGGGCTTCCCGAATGTATATGCCAGGAGAATCTTCGTTGCTTCGAGGTCCTCTGCCTTTGCCTTGCGCACCAGCATCTGGATGACTTCGATGCGGTCATCTTCAGTGAATGCCTGCTGAAGCAGCCAGTTGAGCCCCTGCGTATATGCCTTGCTTTTCCTTCCACCTGTAAGTGCCATAATTACTCTGTACGATTCACTGCCATTTGCCTTACGTGCCTTGCAATGGGCACTGCCTGCTCATGCACGAGTGGCTCATGCGCGACTGTCGTGATGGTGAGTACGGGAAGCTCGAGCGCAACACTGACACCGCCGCCTGTGAGCTGCGGAGCATAGAGTGCAGTGCTGATCGTGAGCACAGGCAGCTCAATGCGCTCAGGCTGCACAACAATCTGCGTGTCGCCATATGCCTCACCACCATAGCTTGATTGCCCATAGCTCATGCATGCAGATTCGTTTTCGTTAGCGCCGTACTGCCTGTCACAGTGATTGCACCGCCCACACCTGGCACATAGCCCTGCACTACGTAATATTTCAATTGCCCAAAGAGAACATTCGTCGGATCGTAGATGTATCTGTTCGCTATCGGCTCCCACCACCGCCCAAGCGCACGCGGGTCAATCTCCCATCTGATATGCAAATCCATCCCCGGCCTGCCGAGCGCATTGCCTTCAACGTGAATGCCCGTCGCACATTGCACAATGAGAAGATCGCCAACGATCGGATAATCGTGGCCACGCGTATAGCAGCCAGTTTTGCACCTGATGATGTATGTGTTGCGCGAGTTCCACAGATCGGCATACCAGACGCCAATCGCATAGCAGGCGACGCTCACATTCGTTGTTTGCACGATGGTTGAAGCACGTGGCAGGCGAAGCCCGAACGTGCCATGCGTGGGTTCAGCTCCCGCGATTGCATCCGACAAGCCCAGTCCTTCCGGCGCAACGCCCGTATCGATGCACACATTTTCCATTACCACGTTCCAGCACATGGCAAGGTCAACTGCGCTTATTGGTGGATTATCAAGAGTGCGGAAGAACAAGCCTCTAATCTCGATGGTAACGCAATTCGTGGCATTGATGATCGCGCCAAAATCCGAACCGCCAAGATAGAGCCCCGCCGCGAATATCGACGAATTGGCATCAGTGCCGACCACGCTCGATTGAATGACCGAGCCTCTCACCAGCGGAGTCTGAGTGACGGGTGAGATAGGGCAATCCTGCCCAATGAGGCGCAAGGTTCGCACTGGCCCAGGTAGCCATGTATTGAATGGGATGCTTAAGATTGAGTTGGTTGCCGAATTGACTGCGCCATTCACGCGATAGTAACCAGAGTCAAAGACGAGCGTGAGGACTTGAACGCTCGAGAGCAGGTTAAGCGCAGTCTGAATAGCCACAGTGTCATCGTGAGCCACGACTGCGGCTGCGACGGTCGTGGCCGCATTCGCGGCAAGGGTGAATGTCGTACCTGCGATAGCTGTGATCGAGGTGATGAGGTCAATGCCGCCTGGTCCGGCTCCGGCTACGAAGATGCCCTGCCCAATCGCAAAGGTAGCCGCGCTTGCTACGACGAGGCTGTTTGTGCCGCTAGTGATCCAGCCCTGTGTATGAGCATCAGAGCCGGAAGCGTTAAAGCTCGATATGAGGTATGTCCCGGTGAGCTGGCCGGTCGCAATGGCATCCACATAACCCTTATTGGCCGCGTGCAAGGGTGATGTAGGTGACGCACTAAGCGTGAGCGTGCCGCTCATCGTATCGCCAGATCTACTGACCACGTCCTCGTTGATCACCTTTGCGGTCAGGCCCGCAAGCATCGTGTATGTCTTGCCGCTTGTGTTCTTGGTGCTTGCTGTCGTTGATTCCTGTGCGCGAGTGATCGTCAGCGTGTCCGTCGCTTTAGCCGTTACGCGCACCAATTCCACATTTGGATCATCATCCGGCACAAGGTAGTCGCTTGAGTTCCACCACGTTGCATTGAATGGAGCAGCGGGCAGGCGCGCACCGTGCCCGGTAGTGAGCACAATGGACGTAGCTGCTGCGTTGTATCCCGTAGATACGGTTGCGCGTGCAAAGTTTTTGGCATTGTCTAACGGCATCAGCTTGTCGCGTCCGTTACTCCCTGCTGCATTACCATGACGCCCTTCTCACACGTATACACAGCACCCGCTATGCTCACGATCTGCACGTCGTAGTGATAAGCGACAAGTGGCGTAAGCGAGCCCGTCTCTGCACCAGTCAGGTCAAAGTAGAGCTCAATCGATCCGCCTGTAGTTGATGCATCAGTGATCTGGCCAGCCACTGCTTCTTGAGCACTAATCTGCTTTTGCAGGATGGCATCTGCATCATCGCTCGTGGCCAGGCGCTTGATCGTCAGATAGCCTTTGTTGATGCTCACACCTTCAGGCAGTTCAGTGTAAGTTCTGCTTATTCTCAGATCATCACCACCTACGTAATCGACAATGCGCACCTTGAAATTGTGCGGCTCGAGCTCACGAGCATCCTCAACAATGACTTCCTCTTCAGGTGCTACTGATGCAGGTGTGCGCGCGGTAACAGTCACCGTGAGTGCAGGTACATCGACGTTCAGGTCTGACGGCGACGAAACTGTGAATGTCGGAGCGTGAAGGGCGGTTGTAACCGTTTGCGCTGGTACTGTAACTGTGACGGGTTGAAGGATAGCGGGCGCGTAAACACTTGTTGCTACTGTGATCAGTGGCAGTTCAATTGTCTCTGCTGGCGGTGGCAGTGCAAAGAACTGGTAATCATCATCGCGGTCGTACTGCGCGTACATATCGTACGGATGGCGGTACATCTCCGAGAGTTCAGATTCAGTAAGCGCACGATCATAGACGCGCACATCGCGTATGGTGCTATGCAAAGCATCACTCGTTTGTCCCACTCCCGGATCAAGGCTGCCAATGCGTAGTACGGTTTTCGCTACGCTTGGAGTAACTGCGGTCGTGTTGTGCGCTCCTGCCTGGCCATCACAATATGCCCATCTGTCAGAGTTCGAAACAAACACCGCTGCGCAAAAGTGCCACTCATTTAACGATACCGGCAACATTACCTTTGCTGATTGAAAGCTCGCAGCTTCGGTGTGCATAGCTTCGAAGAACGTATCACTCAACGACGTCCAGAAAGCGTACCAGCCAATAGTTGCGCCAATGTAGACCTCAACTCCAACGTCAGCGGGAACCCACCCACCCTGTACGTGTCGCGCCCAAAAGGTGATCGTTAGCGGAACGTTCGTTACCAGTGGCGTGAATGCGGGAGTGCCCGCAAAGAGCGCTGGTATGTCCGGAGACGTTTGCGGTGCCGGTTTGGCCAGTAGCGATGCAACACCGCCAACATATACACCATACAAACCCCGGTAGGCATCAGGCACAAACACGGCAGGCATTGCCGCTTCTGTTGCCGGTCGATATCGCCTGTCAGTCAATCGCTTAGTGCCAACATCAATCCGTCCACAGGGTATCCAATGCTGAAGACCCACCTTTTGGAGCGAGGTCGGGTCGATGATAGACGACCATCTGACAGGTCGTTTGTCTATTGGCCGATAGTCAGCAGCAGGCGAGATCATAGTTGGAACGTCAGGCGCTTCGAGCCGGATGTGGAGAAGTAAAGCCGCTCAACTTCAATCGCATGCATATCATCGTCAAAGTCAGTACCGCCATCGCAGGATCGTTTGAATAGAAGCACGACCGGACCACTTGCTGATGCCGGTGCAGTCACTTCGAAACAGACGGTTCCGCCTTCCCACTTAAGCGACGAATTGTCCTGCACTGTGCCATCAAGGAATGTGGCAGTTGCAAGCGTGCCGGTATTCTCAAGCACCAGAGCCTCGCTTGATTCGAAGCTCACTGAGCCATCTGATGCACGCTTCCACCTGCGCATCTTGACCATCGCGCCACTAATGGCAATCGTCTGCCCGCAGGCATTTTGTACAGTGAATCGATAATTATGTGGCAGCATCGAAGCCTCCTAGCTGAGTGTGATGATTCCTGATGCGCTCCACTGCGCCACAACGTTGGTGCCCACTGGAGTGAGCGGGAAACCCGTCACGCCACTGTCCCAGAATGCCAGGTAGGGTGATGTGGCCTCGTTGCCGGTATCAACCCACAAGACAAGCGCCTCGCTCTGATCACCGCTCACGCTTGTGAATGTGGTATCAGCGGCATCGAGCGTGCCTGCAGTGGTCGTGATGCTTGCAAGCGTTGCCGTTGCCACCCGCGCAATTGATGGCACATCAGCGATGAAATCATGCGCTGCGCCATACGTATAATCAGCAGTGTCAACTATCGTCGCCTTGAGTGTGCCCAGCGCAAGCAACTGATCAAGCATTGCCTTCTTAGCTGTAGCCTGTACTGCGTTTGCCATTCGATTATTCTCCTAAACGCGTTTCAAGATGATGAGAAGGGCGAGGATCACAACGAGCATTACGAGCAGTTCTATAGCCCAGAGGATCACACGATCCCTGTTCCAGTTCATTTCAATCAATGCCAGCGTCAAGAAAGCTGCGAAACATACCCTCACGCCGGGCGGGAGTATCGCATGCGGGATAGCCTTACTTTGCGATGAGCAAAAGAATGGGCGCCCGGAGAATGCGAACTGTTAGGCGCCCAAAAGTGGTTAGAGAAGAATCTGACGGAAGTATACCTGCTATTTGCGAATGATGGTGTAGGTGCGGAGCTCTGGTCCTTTGCTCACTCCCTGGCGGCGCTCTCGAGCTTCCTTCACGATCCCACGCGCCACCAAGCCATCGAGCAATTGAGTCACCTTCACCTTTTCCATTCGCGTGTACATCTGGATGTCGAGCACCGTTTCGTGATGCTCTTCGACTGCTTCGAAGATGAGCTCTTCATCATCCGTGAGCATTTTGAATGCTTGCGGATACTGGTCCTTTGCCTTGCGAATTGTCGAATGGATTGTCTTTTGAATTGTTGCGGACATCGTAGTTCCGAGCAGCTGACACGAGCGGTAGTACTCGTACTTGAGCCGCTTACTGGGAACCCTCACCCAAAGTTTCAATTCCGGCATAGGAAAAATAATTGTGCGCACAGTGCGCACAGTGCACACCAACCCTATGTCACCCCAACTTACGCAACGGCGATTCGAACCTTTCCTCCATCGCCATCCTGTAAGCCTCATATGCGATCCCATCATCAGGCGCATCACACGCTGGGCCACACTCATTGACGTAGTTATACACGCACCGATCGTCAAAGATCATCGAGCCTCTGATCAAGTCTGGCCCACCAAAACATACATACGCCTGGCGTGCTTTCGTTACACGTCGCAGCTGCTGCATCTGCATCACAAGCGATGATGCATTCTGCCGCTCACTCATTGGCTTCACCTCAAACCAGCTGCGCCATTCCGGTATCCAGAAGTCAGGCAGGTACGCTTTGCCAGCGCCAAGGATGTAGCCTTCAGGTTCATACTCCCACGCAAGATTCATTGCATCGAAGAGCACACACCATCGTGCTTCAGTACGCGAGCGAAAGTATCGGCCGGCATAGCGCGTCTGGATGATGCGCCCGAAGCGAGTCTCAGTGTGTACGCTTCGCGGCAGACTCATTCAGTCTCCTTCTCCATCTCTGCGAGTTCATCCTTCACCGCACGGTGATAATTCTTCAGCCAATCATCGGCACCTCTGCCTGAACTGTAGCCCGGGAGCCGTGCCTCCACCCGCTCCACGAATGCGCGGATGACAACGAGATCAGTATTCGCCTGACTGTAATGGCGGTGCTGTTCGAGAATGGCGCGGATGGCTACAACGCGACCGTTGTCACCTTCCCATTGATCCAGCCAATCCAGCATTTCATCAATCGTTGGTTCACTCATTCAGGCTCCGTCAGTTCGTCGGTGTCGTTCTCGTCATCATCCTGCTCACTGAAATACCAGTCCACAATCTCGTGCAGCTTCTCCTGCAGCTCATCGAATCGCGCCACATCCTTCTTCGCAGCCTTGCCGAAGATGGTGGCCTGGATATGCACGTGCAATTCAGTTGCAGTGATTTCCTTGCTCACAATCTCACTCCCGTGTTAATCACTCCAAACGCGGACAGAAGCCAGAGGCAGAGCACAAGGATAATCACCACCCGCACGACGATCTTGAACGGAGGCGACATAGGGATGTAGTTCTCGACGAGATAGAACACCACGCCGGCCACCACAAGCACCACGATTACGGTTATGATCGACATCAGGTTTCCTCCTTGGGAAGCTGGTCCAGGTAGGCCTGAAACGTTATGTGTTTATCGAGCCATTTGACATTGCTTTTCGCTCTGCACACGCGGCAATGGTAAACGCGTTCACCTCCGCGCCGCTCGGATTTGGGCGTAAGTATTGGCCGTTGCGCATGGCACTTCCAGCATTCGAAGATTCCATACACTGGCGTCCTAGGATCGAATGTGCCGGGCTC